GAGGTTTCGTTCAGATCCGCCGGGGTCGAAGGCGTGTTGCTGTTGGTACCGCCAGAGATCAGGGGATGCGACGCGTTGAACAGCGAGACCCCATCACCACCAACGTAGGCAGAATTGAAGCCGTTGTTCAGAACCGCAGCAGCCTTGACCTGCTTGGTGTACGCCATAGCACGGGCCAAACCTTTGGTATAACGCGCCGACAGCGAGTCATAGAGGTTGTCCTCAATGGCCTCTTCCGTCAACGAGAAACCCAGAGCGATGGTTTCGTGGTTATAGCGAGCAGTCCAAGCCTCTTGGGCGTTATCGTAGGCAATCGCACTGCCCTCGTTCTTCACCGGAGCGGCGGAGAAGCCAGACAGTTTGGTTTCCTCTTCAAACGAGCGCTCGGAGGTCTCCGTTTCGTAGATCTCTTTGTGCTCTTCGCCGTAACGTGCATACTCCAGACCGAACAGTGCGTTCAGGCCGGGAAGCAGCTCTTTCAGTAGTTGTGCGCGTGAAATAGCCATTTCTCACTCCTTAAACGCCAGTGGCGAACTGGTAGCTGTGGTAACCCTGATTCCACTTCACCAGAACTTCGGGGAAGCCAACAAAGGTCACCGGGGTGCTGGCAGCAAGCGTGACAGCGCTAGAAACAGTCAGGGTCGTCGAGTTGACGTTGGTAACAGTGATGAAGTTACCAGACAACGAACCCGTACCACTCGGCGCAATCAGTTGCATACCAGCCTGAAGGCCGGTAATCGCCGAAGCCAGCGTAACCGTCGTCGAAGAACCCGAGGTACTAGCCACGCCAGTCAGCGTAACAGCCGTCTCAGGAACAAGCGAAACGATACGGAACGGAAGCGCACCAGTCTGGCGGGTGTTACCCGTACCATTCGACGGAGCACCGCCCGACACGCCCATACGGGAGTTACCCGTAGTGGCACTGCCCGCAGTACCCGTCACGCAGTACAGGTTGGTACCGACAAAGTTTTGCGACGCAAAACCAACGGTCGTCGCCGTGTTGCTCAGACCGGCAGAGGGCTGACCAATCATCACAACTTTGAACACCGCGCTGGGGTCGTCAACGATATACGCGACGATGTCGTCGGCCAGAACACTACCGGGGTAGTACTGCGCAAACAGCTTCTGACCAGTCGACGGGTTGGTGTACGAGCAACCCACAAACACACCAATCTGACCAGCGCGAGCGGAGGTCGTGGTGGAAGTGGACATGCCAGTGATGTTAACAACACCGCCAGCCAGCTCGATCAGATCGCCATTAAAAATGGCGGTGCCATAATTCCGGGGAAGCGGAATCTGGCGCGTAGCGCCTGCGTACGGTAGCCCATTCAGCTCATTGATGGGTTTGAAACCGTACGTGGCGTCAACAACGGGGTAAGCCATGTTGGACTCCTAAAAGTTAAATACCTTTGCCGAAGCTCGTCGAAGACTTTCGCTCTTTAAAGAGCGGCATCCTCGGGTCACTCTGACGCATCAGATTGTTGTCAACAGACTCCATCTGCCCTGCGGCTTGCTTATTGAAATGCGCAGTGCGCTGTTCAACAAACTCAAGAGGGGTCTTGCAAAGCAACAATCCGCCAATCTCGATATTGTCGCGAAAACGCGACGCGGGATCGACTAGCAGTCTAAATTTCGGTTGCTCTTCAACTGGAACAGGCTCCCAACCTTCACGAAGTTTTCCGGAAAGATTGCGAGGGTCCGCGTTGTTAAGCGTAGAGATACGGATCCAGCGGTACGCATATCCCGGCATCTTGTCCGGCTCAGGAAGCGACTCAGGTTGCTGCCACTGCTTAGGGCGAGCTTTGGATTCCCGCGTATCTACGTCACGGGGCGTGCGACTTTCAGCCATTTTGAGACTCCATTTTCACAAGTTCCCGTGCATATTGTTCCGGCGTAAGGCCCAGTTTTTTTGCTAACTGGACTTGGCTTTGCTTCAGTCTAATCTTATTTGAAGACGTACTGCGCGTTGCCGGAGCGACTACGGTATTGGCTTTCGCTTTTTGAGCGGGCCTATCACTATCGTTCCCGAAATATTCCGGGAATCTTTTCCTGAGTGTTTTGTCCAACTCGGAATAATACTCATCTGAACCAACCGGAACCCCATTTTCTTCAAGCTCCGAGTGGAGCCCGAGTGCAAAAGCGGTCATCCCCTTATTTGCCCCAAACCAAGGATTGCGCTCTTGCCACGCAAGCGCCTTAGTATCGGCTCTAGGTGCAGCCGGTTCAGCTCTTGAAGCGTTTTGTACAGGATTTTCCTGCTCTTGTAAAGGGGGTAGTTTAAAACTTCGCGCCTGCATTAGTTTGAAGTTGGCCGTCTGAAGTGCTTGCTGAGCCTCAACAATCTTCTCAGCATCAAACTCTTCATGTGCCTGTTTCAAAGCCTGCTTTGCCGCAGTAAGTTCCATCTCAGCAGCATGCTGCGCCGTAGCAACATACTCCTTCTCTCCAGACGCAAGAATATTTTTTATCTGCTTGTTTTCTTCAAACAGACGTTGCGCAAGCGCAACCGCTTCTTGCTGTTCACGAAGAGCCGCTTCTTTCTCACGCCGTTCGTCATGCCAAACTTTCCGCATCTGCTTGAATTTGGTCTTGACCTTCTCGTCATAGTCGTCAAGCTCATCCTGCTCAAGCTCTTCAACCAACGGCTTTGGTAGTGGCGTACGCCCTCTATCTTCTTCCGGCGTGTCGTCTTCAATCTCTATTTCGAGCTGTTCTTGCTCAGCACTACCGTTTTTTTGACTAGTTTCGTCTGGAAACTTAAACTCTTCCTGTTCATACGGAGGCATCTTGTACTCCTCTTATTTGCGGCGAATGCCGCGTGGATCTTGAACTACACCTTCAACCGAGTCATCGTTGATGAGTCGGAACTCTTTGCCGTGAATTACAAGCCGAGAGCCTGAGTACGGGCGAACCAGCACAAAATCTCCTTGCTTACACCACGGTCCCGTCGGAAACCGAGCAGGATCTTTGTAGCAATCCGGACCAAGCGCAACAACAAACAGTACTGTTGTAAGCGTTTCTTCCATCCGAATCGTCTCATCCGATTTGACGAGACCGCTTTCAAATTCCTTATCCACATCCGGCACCGCACAAAGAATCCGGTAGCCAGACGGAACAGGAAGTTGTGTTGCTTTCTCTTCTGCCGTCGCGTCGGGACGATACATTCCGACAACTTGTGGGCTGCTGGGGTTTGTAGCCAGCAAAATTTCATTCATCCGAGTACTCCAGTTTTTGTTGAAGGTCTATGACGTAACCACGCGCAAGGAGCAGACCTCGAATCTCCCCGCACAATCTTTTGTATTCTTCAAAGCTGGACGCTTTTCCTTCAGCTAAATGCTCTTTAAGCTGTGCGACTTTCTCGTCAGTCTGCTGAATGAGTACTTCAAAAGCGTCCATACCTTATTAACCTCTCTTTGATTGCTGCCGTGCACGCATACGTTCCTGCATGACACGTAGCTCACGTTCGACATTCATGTCGGCCACATGCTTGAGCGCGTCCAAATTCAATTTACGCCCCGTCTGCGCCTCTGCATTCTTTAGTTGCGCGACCGTTTTCAACGCATCGACCTGCGTCCTCTGGTTTTCTGTGGCCTGCTGCGCCATCATGCGTTCGCGTTCGATCTGCAACTGCCGCTGTCGCAGCGCGTTATCAGCTTGATCCTTAGCCGCCTTACGCTGCTGCTCTTGGGCTTTGATTTGCAACTCCTGCATTTGCATTTGCACGAGCGGATCTTGCGCTTGTTGCTGAGCTTTCTGCTGTGCGGCTTGCTGTTGATTCTGCTGCAATAGCTGCTGTGCGGCTTGGGCCAGCATCGGAGCAAGCTGCGCCTCGACATACGGGTCCATATTGATGTCCTCCCCAGCCTCATCGGTCTGCGGGGGCAACGGCATACCCATCTGCTGCTCAATTTGCTTGCGATACTCGAAACCAAGGTGCTCGTTGATATGTGCGAGCATGGCCTGCATAAGCTGCGGCGCAGCGGGGTTGTTCTGAAGTAGCGACTGAATCTTCGGATCCTGCATCGCCGACATATGCACCGTGATGTGCGCCTGATGGTCTTGGTACATAAACGCTTTGACCGGCTTCATCATCAACACATTCTGATTCTCAGAGACCGGATCAGTCGGTTTCTGATCGTCGTCCAGCGGCACGAGCTTCTCGGCGTTCTTGATGCCCAGCACGTCCAGCATCTGACGGTGCAACAGCGGCATGTTGTAGATCTGAGGCGCAGCCTGCGCAAGCTGAAGGACTGCCTGATACTGAACAATCTTCTGCGCCATCGTACTGGCGTTGGGGTCGCTAATAGGAATAACGTCGACGTCATCGTAGTCTGACCGCTTCGCTCTGCGGTCGCCCACCTCGGGCTCATAGCTGTAATCTTCCGGCGTATACGCGGCGATGATTTTTTTCAGAAGCTTCAACTCCTGTTTCATCGAATAGTGAATACGCGCCTGTACAGCGGACATTGTCTTCAATGTCCTTTCCAAAATAGCCAGCGTCGTTCCCACCGGAGCTTGCGCAGACATATCACTGATCTGAAGGTCCGCTGTATTTGCAAACCGTCGTCCCTCTTCAATGATTTTGTCCATCAGCCCTGCCAAAACTTGGCTAGGCTCTTTGTAGGGCAGCGGTAGTAGGTTGTCTCGAATCGCTCCGCTTGGGACGTCCACATCCCGCCACTCTCCCGGAGAGATCGGCGTATCGTCGCCCTTGACCCGCATACCGCGTGCTTTAAAGCCGCCCGGAAGATTTGAGAGCGTGCCCGCATCAACGAGCTGCCGGAGAATCGACGTGCTGCTCTTGGCGTACGCACCAATCAGATGGATCAGACCGAAGCAATAGAAGCCAAATCCGGGAATGTAGCCGTAGTGAACAAGGTGCTGCCGCTTAGCATATGTTTTGTCGGTCTCTTCCCAATTCCTGCGGATAGACAAAACCTTCTGCGTACCCTTTTCAATAGTCACGATATATGGCAGTTTGATGCCGTCTTCGTGTTCGTATCCGGGCAAGTCCAGATCAACCTGCATCTCAAGCAGCTTGAAGCGATCATCAGAAGTTGCACGGAAGCCCATTTTCTCGGCAATCTTCTTCTCAATCTCGTCGAGCGTGTTCATGGGTTCACCCAATTCCACGTCGCAGTAGAAGCCCGCCACTTGAAGGCGGCGTAGCTCATTCTCCGTTTTCCGCATCACATGCGTCACACGGGGCGCAGTCTCAATATCTGAGGCTCCGTACGGCACAACAATGTCTTCGGCAGGCACAAAAATTGAGACCTGTCGCTCCATGTGCGGGTCGTAATAGACCTTCTTGAAAGCGTTACCGGCAAGCCCCAGCCCCCAGAGCATGCGCTCATGTTCAGGTCGATACTCGACCATCCGCTCCATCAACTGGTAGTTCATGTCTTCTTGGACACGATCTGCGGATTCTTTTTTAGCCGGAGTCTCACGTCCGATGATCTTGGTCTTCACCGGGCCTGCTGCCGGAAAGGTAGACATCATGGTTTCGGACTGAAATTTAACGAGTGCTTCAGAGAGCATCGGGTGGTACACACCGCACGCACCTTCCCACGGCTCTGACCTTTCCTCAATTTTCATCCCGAGCAGTTCCAGCCCGTCTACGTACGTTTGCATCCAGTCTTTGCGGCTGGAAATATCATCTTCAAAATCGGAAAGAAGTTCAGACGCCAGCGACTGCAACTCGCCATCATCCATATACTCGGCCAAATTGGCATCAAACGCTTCGCCGCCTTCACTCGCTTTGCTCTTTACCAGCTCAATCTCAAGATCGCCCATGCCGATGCTGACGGCATCTGGGTTTTCGATCTCAATTTCAATAGGCGGTGCTGCCTCTTCAAGGCTCAACATGCCTTGGGGTGCCTGATAGAGGGCTTTATCGATATTCGTTGCCATGTTTCTTCCTAATAGTACGCCACTCGGCGAGATCGAAAGTACGGCTGTTCTTCGCGCCGGTCATCAGATAAGGAAACAAACCCCCCACGACGAAAGCGCATCAGTGCCATAGTGACACAGTCTACATAATCGTCGTGCTCTCCGTTGGGGAATTCTGCGCACTCATTGATTAGTTCATGTGCCCAACGCAAGTCCGGTGCCCAGACGGCACCGTCAAAAAGAAGCGGAGCGACCGCGTTAACTCTAGCGCGTTTGTCGTTAGATATGCCTGCCTTCCCTCTTGAGGGACTGTACTCTTCCACATACATGTCCATCTGCCGCAGCTCTTGGATCAGGGGCGCACCTGCCGCTTTTTTCTCAATCAGCAGACAGTCAGGCTCCCACTCCTTAAAGTGCTCCAAGCATTTTTTCTTGAGGTCAGGAAACTCCAGCCGATCTTTGAGCGCGTTCAAAAGAATAATTTCATGGCGGCGTGTCTCTTCATTGAAGAACACCCCCATTGTGACGCAGGCACTATAGTCATTGTGACTCTTTGTATCGTGCGCCGTGTCCCACACTTGTATAGTGAACTCCACTGGGGGAGGAGAATCGTGCTCCCAGAGCTTCCACCACTCGCGTTTGAGGATCGCACCCTCTTCGGATGTCGGATCCTGCATATACTGCGCAGACCAGAACTGCGACTGCATCCCAGCTTTTTTAGCCTGCAACTGCTCAACCGGCCATTGCTCAGGCCAAAGACTCCGACCGGAAGGCAGAATAGCCGGAAAGCGCACTTCTCTCCAAGGCGTACTCTCCGGATTGTCCACCGCCCATTGCAGCGCACGCCCAATCGGGTCTTTTTTACCCCAGCGCGTACCAATCATAACAATCCGACCACCGGGCATCAGACGCTGCAACGGACCGACCTGCATGTACTCCCACGCAGTAGCAAAAGCTGTATCAGGATTAGCAAGCACCGCTTGCTCAGAAACAAGGTCATCTGCGATAAGCAAATGTGCGCCGTGACCAGCGACGTTTGCGCCGATACCAATCGCCAGATATTTGCCTCCAGCTGTCGTCGTCCAGTTGTCAGAGGCGCTTTTGTCCTTGGAGACTTGTGTGCCGGGGAAAAGCTCTTGATAAGCAGGACTGTCGATCAGGTTCCTGACCTTGCGACCGAAGTCGGCAGACAGCGCTGCCGTGTGCGTCACCATCATTATGTGATGGTGGGGGTTATGCCCAAGATACCATGCAACGAAGAGATACGCGATGGTTTCAGACTTACCGAAACGGGGCGGCATTGAGACGGTGAGTCGAGTTTGGCTTCCTGCGCGTACTTCGTGCAGGATAGGCTTTAAGAATCTGTGGTGTGGACCCTCTTTCCAATCGGGGTACAGCCGTGCGCAGAACAAAAGAAAATCGTCGCGTGCGGCCTTTATCGCTTTTTTGTGCGTGAGCGACTCAATTTCGTCGAGCAGCGCTTGTTTTTCCGCTTTTGGGAGCGTCGGCAGCGACTTTAGGAGGGAGGAGAGGGCCGTTGTATCCAGATTTTCAAGCATTCGTGCGCTCCGCTCGCTCCGCTACGCTTCCAATCTCCGAATCAAGATCCGTCTCTTCTTGTACCACCTCTATTTTTTCCGTCACATCGGTCACGAGCGCCCCATCCGCAGGCGTTAGAAGCTTTTCCAGCCGTTCTCGCAACCGCTTTTCTATCTCTTCTTCCGACACATCCTTTTTCGTAACCTCCACGCGCTCAGTAAAGAGCGCCACCTCGGTGACGTTTCCGAGCATTTGCAAGGCTTTGAGCCGTATCCGGGCATCCGGATGGGTCGTTTCTTCCAGTATCTTCGATACTGTGTAACTCCTGAGTTCTTTGGCCCGCTCAACAAACTCCCAATCGTAGGCAGTCAACATTCCAACAAGCTGTTGAACAGCGGGAGGTGTCTTTATAGCGACTAGAGCGGTGCGCTGCGCGTCGGTGTCTGGATTGAAGTTCAGCGCGTTGAAGGCTTCTCGCGCTGCCGCCTGTTCTTGACGCTCGGTAATCGCGTCGTCTGGGGGAACCCCCAGTTCTTTTAACCAGTCAGCCGTCTCTTTCTGGGCGGCGAGGAGATTTGCAGGCGCGACTTTCTCAAGCGGTTGGAAATCTTCCACCGCGCCGGGTTCTGGCGTGAAATCCAGTAGCTGTTCAAACATGCGCAGTCCTCGACTGCACTTCACAAATATCCATGAGACTGTGCTCCCATTTCAAACAATATATAGAACAAACGGTGCGGACGCAAGAATAGAGCGGTGGTGTGTAATGTTTGACAGGATTTTACCGGCATTTTTTATATAGGGGGTGGGGGGTAGGCGTTTTGAAAGGGTAGGGGGTGTTTGGCGTGAGCGGGGAATGGGTGATTTTGAAAAAATGGGCAGCGTAGGTCTGGAACACTGTTCTTGCCACGCACCCGAGAGGCTCATTGCAGTTTTGGGGGGTGGGGGCCGACCGAAATTAGACGGCAAAAAAGCCCCATATGCTATACTGTAGTCACGTTGGCAGTCCGGCCAGCGCAACACATCCGGGACGCGTGTCCCGGTTCTGAGGAGAGTAGTCATGGCTATGAAACTGAACAAGCTTGCGGCTGATGCGATCGTTGCTGATGACATCGCGGAGGGCGCGAAGGCGCACTTCCGCGAGCGCTGCGCTGCGCTTGCGACCGAGGCCCGCAAGGCGCGCGTCAAGCGTGACGCGTTGCGGATGATCGTCGCGCCTCTGGCGGCGACCTACTACGGGGCCGAGTGGAAGAAACGCGGATCTTCGTGGTGTTTCTCCTCTGGAACGGAGGGCGAAGCCGCTAAGAAATGCACCAACCGCATCCTTGCCGAGGTGTACGAGACGGGCAAGCGTGAGGAGCGCGAGATTCCTGAGCACATCCTGAAGCTCGCTCAGGCGCTTGCCAAGGCGTGCGCGAAGCACGACGAGAAGGGCAAGCGAAGCCTTGGCAGCGCGGCGCTTGCCAAGGCGTGGTAATTGACACTTCGCTGCGCTGCTTCGTCCCTGCCCGCGAGGGTGGGGACGAGGTTTCGGGACACGTGTCCCGCTTTTTTCTTCAGGAGACTTAGATGATTGAGCAGCTTATCGCGAACTGGTGCGCCAAAAACTGGCGCTTTTACCAGTCTGAATTCTCCAATTTCGAGAGCTTCCACGCAGAAGCTCTCGCCTACGCCCGGGACGTTCACGCGGCGGGGTTGCCCGTCCTCGATGCGATGGACGGGTTTTGAGACGGGACACTTGTCCCGCTTTTCAGGACGAAACGCCGCGAGGCGTCCGTGCGTGATGCGCACGCTGATGAGTCCACAACTTCCGGGACAATGTCCCGTTTTTCAGGAGAGCACCATGCAACGCGCCAACATCATCTCTCTCATGAACCAGACGTCGTCTCTTCTCGCCCCTTGGGGCGAGCGGGTCGCAGACCGCCTCGAGGCGGGCGAGGACTCGGGGCTTCGCCTGTACCGGGCGAACGGGTGGGTAGTGCTGGACTACCCAAGCAAGCCGCTGTCCTCATCTGCGGAGGCCCGCGAGGGCACTCGCGAAGCGCGAAAGCTTGTGAGCATAGCTCGCAGGCTGAAGGCGAAGATGTATCAGATTAATACTCGGTAAACCAACGGGACATGTGTCCCGTTTTTTCAGGAGAGAACCGTGCTTGAAGTGATCATCCACGCTTGCGCGTGGATCACGGCCCTCGCGGTCGTGATCGGCCCCATATTCATCGTCTGTTCCCTCGCGCTCGCCGCGTGGGACGACATGAAAAAGTGAACCGGGAGGGCGACCAGTGTCGCCCTCTCT